CGCCTAATGCTACGTTATTTGCAATATGCTCTCCATCAATACTACCATTAACATAGTGAACACTATCAATACCATTTTCTAAAGCAGTTTTAATCTGTGCAGCTGTCTGGTCTGCAGTTGCATTTGTTTCAATTCCATCTAACTTAGAATGGTCTGCATTAGTAAAGTTTTGGTCTGATATAGCACCAGTTGAAGCATCAACATAAGCTTTAATAGATTGTTGTGATGCTAAATGAGTGGCACTATTAGATGCCATATTGTCTTCATCTTTTAAAGCTGTTCCTGATATTCCAGTATTTAATACAGCGCTTGTTAATGTTTTATTTGTTAATACATCTGTTGTTGCCTTACCTACTAATGTATCTGTAGCATTAGGAAAAGTAATTGTTTTGTCTGCAGAAACATCAGGAATTGCTAATGTCATTTCATGTGCATTTGCAGTAGCACCTTCAAATACTAATGAACTTCCTTGTATTGTTGCATTAATTGTAAGAGTGTCTGTAGCCGCATTACCTAATATAATATTTCCACTATGAGTAACAATACCATCTACATTTACATTACCAGAAAAGAAAGCATTTTTAAATTTTAATGAAGAAGAACCTAAGTCTACTGTGTTATTTGTTTTAGGAAGTATAGTAGTGCTTGATATTACAACATCTTGTGTTGGTCCTAATTTAGTTATTGGCGCTCCTTCTCCTGTAGAACCATCGTGTGTGTGTCCAGATGTACTAAATGCTTCAACTAACTGGTCATATTCATCATTAAATAATGCCGAATTAATTGTATCGCCGTCTGAAAACGATGATTGTCTAGTGTAAGGGTTAGCCATTCTTTATCTCCTGCTTGAAGGTATTAAGTCAACATACATACCCTGTATAGAATAAGGGGGTAGTTTGTCATTACTTGTAAATTTAAAACTGTTTGAGAAACCGCTTCCCAATAAGTTAATTCGTTTCATAGGAACTTCTGGAGTTCCAAATTTTGCTATTCCAAATAAAGCAAATCCAAAAAGAGAAGGCTCTAATATAGACCCAACATTAAAACTAGACGGCTGAGCAACACTTGGGTCTTCAAAATCATACCTAACGTCTAAATTTATATCTGTTGTACCTTCTGGCTTTATTGAAAGTTTAGTAAAGTGTAGTGTTTTTCTAATACCTATATCACCATAATCAATATCTGGAGTTTTAAACTCAGCATTAATCTTAGCTCCATTAAAATTATCGCCTTTGTTATGCCAGTGAACAAAGCCAGTATAATCGCCATGATGTGTTATCTCAGTATCTTTTGTATCAAACCCAGAAGCCATTGCTGAAACTTCTATGCCTTGAGTTTCTGACCATTCCCAAACCGGAAGACCTTGAGGACTTATTTTAAATGTTCCTATAATTCCTTTTTGAGATACTGTTCCTATTGTTGGCTTAGAATAAAATAATCTATATTGATTTTGAGTTCTTATAATAGAGGCAGATAAATTAAATGAGCCTAAGTTACTAACTATGTTACTTATAACTGGAAGTATCTTATGTGATATAGAAGATAATTCAATATCATCAATACGAGCTGTTGCAGCAACTGTTCTAATTCCATCAGGAGCTAAGAATACTAAGTCGCCACCAATCTCAGCAATAGAAAAACCATCCAAGCAACCTATGTTTTTAGTAATGTCTTCCATTGCTATGGTAGAATTAGAACTAATATTTATTATACGGCTTATACTATTAACGCCAAATATAATTATCTGGTCACGGAAAGTTTTTATTCCAGATATTTTATCGCCTATGTTTATAGAGCCTGCAGATGAACCTGTAAAATCTATATCACTATAACGTGAGCTGTAATATAAAGTTTCTGGCTTGTCTGCCCAAGCACCTAATACAGTATGGTCTTCATGTACAGTTGTATATTGTGGTTTAGGAATATTTGCAAACACTGGAGTAGATGTAGAAAGTCCATAAGCTTTGTATAAACCCCTCTGAAATCTAAACTGTCTTGTTCCACTTACTAATTTTGTTTCTACATAAACTACTGGGTCTGAACCATTAGCACATGTAATCCTAGAATCTGGAACTCCTGTGGGAATGTACTCAGAAAATTGATAACGAGCTGTTGTGTTTAAAGCAACTACTGGTTTGTTTGTTAATTGTGAAGCCGTAGCAAATGTTGCTGTCCAAGTTTGGTTAGCTTCTTCTGTAGTCTGTTGTGTTGTAGTAGAACCGGAAGAAGGTGTTCCACAGTCTTTATTAACTTGAATCCACGTATAACCATTTTCTGTCCAAAATATGTTTCCATTTTGAAAAGCCCAAAAACCTTCATTGTGAGAAAACAAACCATTAATAGGTGTTGTTCCTCCTGTTGGAGTTGTTGGAGTATTTAATGTAGTTTCTATTACAGCAGTTGTTGTAACAGAATTTCCAAAAGCAGTAAGAGATAAAGTAGGTGGAATTTGATAACCACTACCAGCGTTTGTTAAAGATACCCCTGTTATAACTCCATTGCTTATTGTTAATGAAGCTGTAGCACCTGTGCCATATCCTTCTGCATCTGTAATATTAGCTGTAGTTAAATTGCTATAACCAGCACCACCATTTACTATAGTAAAGCCAGTTACTGGACTTATTAAAAATTTTCTATATCCATTAATTCTTCTGTAACCACCATGGATAGAGGCTTCAAAATTCTTTAATCGTGTAGCACTTCCCGGAGTTTTAAATAATTCATAAGAAGATGAAGTCTTATCAAGACCTCCTCCAATTGAAATTGATACTCCTTGTTCTACTGCCATTTATTATACAAACCTTACTCTGTCATCCATCATAGTAGATGGTTGAGGGTTTCCAGTATAAGCTTGCATTAACCTTATACCTTTATTATATTCTTGTAAAGCCATAGCTGAAAGCTCTGTGTTTTCTTTAAACTGCCAAACATAATATCTAGCTCTTGCTAACAAGACAGATACCCATTGTTCTGGATATAATATTGTATCTGAGTGTGCTGTTAACTCTGCTATCTGTTCCCAAGAAAAGAAATAAATTCTATATACTTTATCAGGTAACGGAGAAAGACCAAACTTTCTGCCATCTGGAGACATCAATACTCTTGAAGGGACAGAATATGTTTCTGTATCTTTTTCGTTATCATCAGACTCTCTGTGATATTTCCTCCAGTTATCTACACTTACAAACTTTAAAGTATTTCTTTCGTGTGGAGAAGCATGTGTTGAAGTCCATGTTTTACTAGCAGCTGTACAAACAGCTTTACTATCATAGTCAGTCCATGTTGCACCTGCTGCTATGCAAGTTGCTGGTGTACTGTAAGAAGCATTAGAACATACTCCCACTGTAGAACATGTGCCTACATCTTCAGTAGTCATGTAAAAATTATCCCAGTCTACTCTTCCAAAATCTTTTGCAGTTCCGTGTGAACCACTTGAATGTTTTTTTAAAAAATACCAACGCTGTCCCACTACAGTATCTACAAAACTATTTCCATAGTCATCTGTATCATACCCTGATGTTAAGGTGGCTAACCAAGGAAATTCTGGATTCTCATTTGCAATATCAAAATAAGCTCTGTTGATAGAATCCTTTACAAATTTTTGAATGCTTGTAGCATTGGCAAAACTTGAAGAAGTTAGTTGAACTTCATTAAGTTCTCCTAGAATATCATTAGCTAAAGTTAAATATGTTTTATGTGACATCTTCCCTCTTCTATAATTAGGATAAGGAGTCCCCGAAAGGACTCCTTAAAGTTTACTACTTAGTCAATCTTAATGATAGCTAAGGCTAGTGCTTCAGGACGTAATACTTTACGACCCCAAACCAATAGTCCGCGAACAATGTCTTTGAAAGAAGCATTGTCTCTGATTGATTCAACTGTAGATAACGACTGCGCACAAGAAATAGCAGACATATGTCCAGCTAAAATGTGGTGCGTAGGGCTACCAGAACCAGAAGGTGTGCTAATGTTATTAGACTTGTACATCTTAAAGCCGCGAAGCTCACCTGATGCAACTAGTCCATTACGCAACCCACCGTTTCCTTGGTTGTAATCAACTGATAGTAACTTAGAACTAGTTTTAGCTAGCTCTTCGTAGAACGCTGGTTTTGCAACGACCCATCTGTTCTCTTCTGGAACATTGTCTTCGTCTAGTAAACGCGCTAAACGTGCTAACACGTCTAATGGGTCTATTTCGCCTGATGCGTGACCAGTATCAATTGGCGCTGCAACTGTACCGTATGCGTTAGAACCGATTCCTGCGATAGCAGCGGCTAGTACGTTTACGTCAAATGCATCTTTCAATTGATAAGCAGCGTTATCAGATGCAACTGTTTGCCAGTTTACATGTGAGAAACGCTTCTCTAAATCATCAACTTTGAACTGGAAATATTTCGCTTGGTCAACCTGTAACACTAGTTCCGCGTCTGTTAGGACTGTAGATGCTAGTGTAGTTGTCGCACGAGTATAATCAGTTACTGTGATGGTTGGCTCTTTGATGATGTTAACTGTATCACCGAACTGAGAGATTTCTCCCATGTAGTCTGTGTTACAGATAGCTTCAGCTACTGCCGATTTACGAAAGGCAACTTGTACCTTTTTTGAAAAAACTTCCGGTAGCCAGAACGTATTTGTTTGTCCCGATGTACCTACGAGGAAGTTATTGCCTGTGCCTGCTTCTAAGCCCATGACTGTCTCCTATTTTTTAAAAATCAACAAACGCTATTTTTTTAGCGCGTGAAAACTTTTATTAGTTACTTAATAAAGCTAACCATTTACTACTCGACCTGCTGTAAAAGCTTCGTCTATTTGAGGCTGAACTTTTTCATACTGGTCGACAGAAAGATTAGCAATCTCTGAGGTAGTCCAGATTTTCTCTTGAGGTGATGGGTCTTGTACTTTAGACTTGACCGACACTGCATCTGCAGCGCTTCCTCTAGAGTCTTCTGAACTCTTTATTTTTGGCTTAGCTTCAGTGTTAGAACTAGAAATACCCGCATCCAGTTTGTATAATTCAATAGCTCTTCCCGCAAGAGACGCATCACCTGTATTTTTATAAACCCAATCTTGGATTGCTTCAGGTTGTACTCTAGCCCAATCATGAAAGTCTTCAGAATCTCTGATTGTTCTAAAATCTGGATGAACATTTAATAACTCTTGTTCAGCCGCTCGTCTATTACTAGATGACTCTTTTTCTGAAAGCCTTGCAACTTCTTCCTGTAAACCAGAAAGTTGTTCCGTTGCTCTCAAGTGTGCTACTGTTTCTACTACATCGTAAACATCAGGATAGTCTTCCTTAAAAGTAGCCAGTTCTTCTGGTGTTTTAGGGGCAATGTAGGTAGTCCGTCCTGAGAGCATTTCCGCTTTTAACGACTGCTCTTTAGATTTCCAATCACCTAACTTTCTATCATAGTGTTTCTTTAAATCATCATAACGCTTTTTGAAATCAACCTTTTTAAATTTCTCATTGGTCTCTTCCGGTATTGAATCATTAGTAGTTTCTTGAACGGCTTCTCTCATAATTTCAGCTTCTTCTTCCTTTCCTAAGATAGGAGCTCCGCTGGAAATAACCGCTTCTCGTTTCTCTGCTACATATGCCAAGGAATCATCAGCGCTTTGAAAACCTCTTGAGGCTTCTGGATTGCTGTTGTCCCACTTCTTTTTTTTGTTATAAGGATTTGGTTCTGCTTGTACTTCTTCTGTTGCTTCTGTTGCTGTTGCCATTACTGACCTCCATTAAGTGCCAGCAAATGCTGGGTAGCTTTCGGGGTTTTAAAAATCCAGAGTGCAATTAAGGTAGCTCTGGGGTTGTCGCTACAGAGTCAAGGTGTATCTCGATAATACTTTCTTGGGTCTCTGTAGTTAAGTTTAGTTACATTCCTTTTCTATCTAACATAGAAGTAGGCTGTGCCATATCTCTAGCCATCTGTGCATCTGCCTCTTCTCTATTTAGTCTTATAAAATCTGCTTCTGACTTTGCTGCTCTTTCGCCTTCATAGTCTGTATCTGGGTCTATTGAATTACTAGGTGTGTTAAATGCATCAATCATTGCATCAACAGGTCTACCCAAAATTGCATTAGCTCCTCTAGCTACAGCATTAAATATTTTACTTCCCAAGCCTTGATTACTTTTTGCTTGGTTTGCATTCATATGTTTTTCTACTGAACCGCCATCTGCATAAGAACTTTTAGGTTTTTTCATTATAGAATATCCGCCAGCTGCATAACCTTGGTCACCCATTTGAGCAAACTCCTGTCTTTCTTCGCCTTCGTTATAATCCATTTCAGCTTTAGACATCATCTTTCTAAGTTTGTCTACACCTAATTGTTTTACAGACTTAGCTGTAAACACAAACTCACCATCTGATAACTGAGCAGGTATTGAATCGCTTGTTCCTGTGCCAGCTCCTTCAACTTGACCCGAACCTGTAAACTCGCCCATTGACATATCTTCACCTAAGATATTTAATATCTCCTCTAGCTCAGGATAGTCTGATGTAGCTTGTTGTAAAATTTCTTCTTGCTCAACACTGAGACCACTGTCTGGCATCATATCATCTTCCATCATCATGTCGTCCATTGGCATTTCGTCTTCAAAGTTTAAAGGAACTTCTGGAGTTAACATTGAACCTGTTGTATCCATGTCGACTTCTCCGCCTTCTGCATAACCTCTTTGTAATGGACTGTACATAAATTTTTCCTCTGTTGGTTTAGTAGGGACTGCACCTTTTTCTAAACTACGTGCTTCGCCTTTTGCTGATTCAGGATAGGTTGATTCCATTCTCCAATTTCTTGATGAGTCTTCTAGTAATCCGCCTTGTGCCATTTTCATTCCCCTATTTTCCATTGGTGTTGGTCTTCCTAAAATACGACAAGCTTCTGCATTACCTTCATCACAAGCTTGTTCTAAAGAATCTTTAGTAGTTGCTTGACTCATTTTAGTATTGTTGTTCTAATATTTAAAATCTGCTCTGTTAAAGCAAACCTTCCTTGTGCTTTATATATTTCTTTATCTTCAGAAGAATTCATTGCTCTTTTAACAGACATTTTTTGTTCGTCTTGTAAGTACTCTTCAAACAAGTGCCAAGTAGGTGAGGATACTAAACTTTGTAGTTTGCTTATATCCATTACTAACCTTGAGGCATTTGCATCTCTGGCGGCATTTGAGGAGTGTTTGCACCGCCACCTCCACCACTAAAGCCTTCTTCTCCCGGTTGAGCCGGAGCTCCCGGAGCTATCTGACCACCCATTGCATCAGCAGGTCCTGCTTCTGGAGCAGCTGGTTGATTCTGTCTACCTATAATCTCTGCGTATATTGCTGCCTCTTCAGGCGAGTTGATTATTTCTTCTGGGTCAAAGTCAAGACTGTACGCCAGTTCTTGAATAATTTTTGAAACTTTGACAAACGGAGCAACAGCTGGGTTTTGTACTGACTGTAAGAAAGTTGTAAGTCTTTGAGACCTAACTTCTTTTTGCATGAGTGAACTAGTTCCTGTAGCTTTAACTTCAAGGTCTCCAATAACATTTAAATCTCCTTCATAAAATTGCATGTTCCATTGGTAAAACGCTACACCTAATGGTTTCAATAGGAAGTCATCTAAATTTTTCACAACCGTCTTAATGTTTAAAGAGGCTGCTCCCATTAGCATTGACATTCCTGATGCTGTTCTTGTCATTCCCTGTACACCTGTGTTGCCATGAGAGTATGAAGGTATTCCTGTTGCTTCGTCTGCAAGCTGTCTAAACCTATCAAACATCTGCATATTCTCTGGTGCTGTGTTAGGAAACTTTAATCCATATATAGACTGACCGGGCATACCCGCTTGTCTTTTAAATATCTTTCCGGGGTATATCTCCATAGACTGTCCACTAACTAAAGCAGCTTCATCTATGTCAAATACTAATGAACCCGCTAAAGCTAAGTTGTCTATAGCCATTCTAGCATGTCCATTCATAATCTGTTGTGCATCTTCCATATTCTCTGGAACTCCTACGCCCCAGAAAGAATAA